TGTGCGGTAGCTTCCACGGCTCCCATGCGGCTTGTGATTGCTGTGATATCGTGACTGTTGCTCTCAACATCTTTGACTAAGCCACTAACAGCCCACACTATTGCTGCCCCTTGTCCCGCCAAGGCTAGGACAACGGTTAACCCGTTCCACTCATTTAGTTTCATTGTTAGTAAACCACCGTTTCTTCTGGGTTAACCATCTTGGGAACGCAGTAGGCCAATCCAAAATGCTCTTGGGTTTGTAAGGTTCCATAGCGACGAACCGCCTCTCTAGCATAGTAGAGACACGCCTCGATTTTATGGAAGTGCATAGGGGGTTCTATAAGGTTTCCCCCCACGTATAGCATGAGGGCAAACACATGGGTCATTGGGTTAGCTTGGTGGGGTCGGGAAGGCTACGTCAGGAAATCCCGACTGCGCTGGCAAGTCTCGCAATGATTGTCTGTACGTGCGCCATGCGTCTGACATAGTAACGTCAGAGTTCGCCATCCAATCGCAAGCAGCTAGTTTAGCATCACGTGTTCTGCGTACATTCCTCGCTGCTACATCAGCCTCTAAGTCAGTTACAGTCCAGCCTACAGTCCAGCGACCTGTCTCATAGGTGTCGCCCACGGCTACATCAGCAGGGAACTCATCACCATCTTGCTTAACCGCTGTCTCTTTAACTGGTGTAGAACCTTGAGCAATCGTTTGCGTTAATGGCTCATGCGTTGGTTTGTCTGTAGGTATGACGTGGTACATGCCAAAGCTGGCACAGATAGCATCACCGATACGTCTGGGAAAGCTGGTGTTTGGGTTATCGCGGCGAAGATTGCCAAGCGTGTAAGGGAATTGCTCTACCTCCCCGTTTGCATATAACTTAACGTACATTGTATCTCCTAGTCTGTTGAGTATTGGTAAACTTTGTCGGATGACAAACCGACAGCATAAACCTTGCTGCCATCAGGCTTTATATACATACCTGGCATAGTGCCGTCTTGCGCACTAAAACTAAGTGAAGCGGTATCAACAGATAAAGTTGAAACATCCCAAGCCGTAGACAAAGAGTATTGTTTAAGAGTTTGGTTGCTAGATATCACCCAGACTTTTGTGCCTGAAGGGTTAAACTGGGGCGCAGACCCATAGTTATAGGCTACAAGAGTTGTAGTGCTTACAACGGAAGCTGTTGATAAATCGTAAGCTGTTGACAGACTATACGACCGTAAATTAGCAATATCTGTAATAAATAGTTTTGTACCAGACTGTTCTAAAGTTAACCCACGAGGTTGCCCGTTTATAGTCGGGTCGTAAGTATTTGAGTTTAAAGAACTTGTTGTAACATCCCAAGCAGTGCTTAAATCGTATCTTTTAATTTTAACACCTGATGAATGAACAACAAACATTTTAGTGCCATCATAGCTAAAACTTATATCTCTAGGGTTACTACCGACACTATAATTATTTGTATAAGTTGCAGTTGATAAATCCCACGGTGTGGAAAGTGTGTACATTTCAATTCTATCAAGGCTTACTCCACAGTAATAAAATGCTGTGCCATCAGGTTTGAAAGTTATACCATAAGGGTTTGGTTCAGCAAGTGTACCTGATGCTGGAATGGCGACACTATCATAACTCGCATTAGCTAGGTCAGGGTCGGTCCAAGATGATGCGGGGGTGACGGTTGAGTATTGGTAGACTGATTTATTTTGGCTTCCTAGAATATACATTTTAGAACCACTTGAATTAAAAGTGACATTTCTTGGTATATTTTCTTGTGAGGCCACACTAAAGCTAACATTAGAATATGATGCTGTAGATAAATCATATGCTGTTGATAATGTATATTTATAAACAGTATCATTTGCTAAACCAACAACATATATTTCTGTGCCAGCAGGGTTTATTGCAAAATCTGTTGGCTGAGTTTCCTGTGTAGTTACACTAAAGCTCACACTGTCATACGAAGCTGTACTCAAATCATATGCTGTTGAAAGACTATATTGATATAAAGTGTCATTATTGAAACCAACAATATACATTTTTGTTCCATATGAGTTAAATGCAACGTCATATGGAACTGTGTCTTGAGAACTTGTGCTAAAGCTAACACTGTCATAAGATGCAGTACTTAAATCAAAAGCAGTGGACAAACTATACTGATAGACACTAGAATTTGTTCCACCTACTGTATACATTTTGGTGCCATTGTTATTAAATTTTAGATTAAAACTATTTGTGTCTTGAGTTTGAACACTAAAGCTAACACTGTCATAAGATGCAGTGCTTACATCAAAGGCGGTTGATAAACTATATTGATATATAGTATCAGCAAACCCGCCAAGCATATACATTTTTGTTCCATTATTGTTAAATGCCAAACCTAGGGGGCTTATATTGTCTTGGCCTGTAACACTAAAGCTAACACTATCATAACTTGCATTAGCTAGGTCAGGGTCGGTCCACACGTCACCACCGCCAGCATCAACACCAGCCGCCGCCATTTGCATTAATCTTGCAGTACTCATGCCATTGCTGCTCCTGCTAGAAAGCCATAGTAAGTAGTGCCGCCATCCTGCGTGTAGAAGCTGTAGACATTCGTAGCACCGTTGGCGGGGGCGTCAGGAGCAGAGCCGCCAGCCCAATCAACACCAGACGGCCATAACACAGTCACCGTTGCAGAGGGCGTTACTTTGAGTGTGAAACCATAAGCTGAACCCGTAGCCGGTGGAGAGCTAAAAACATAGGTTACGTTAGCGGATGGTGCGTCTGAGAAAACATTGCCGCTGGTTAGGTCAAGTGTACCACTAGATATGTCACCAACTGTTTCACCAGAAGGCGATGCCTCAAAGAAGCCCTTTGTATAGTCAATGACAATGCTCATTTAAACAGCCTCCGAACCAGCCATGTCAGATTGTGCCATGACCCAAGTATAACACTGGGCCATAAACGTATCCCCTGCGGCAGCTTCAATTTCAGTAAGTGGTGCGTTGTAACGCTTAAAATCCACCTCGCGGGTATCGTCTGACGGCGATGCGGTGGCGTAAGCCGACAGGTCAATCATCACGCTGAACTTTTGATTATCCCCGCGTTGCCGACTGATTGCTGCTGTAACAATCCGATAGTAAGCCCCGTCAAATTTTACTCCGTACTGTGAAGTTTCTTTTGTTATATTGTTCGATATAGCCATTTTTGGCCTCCTTTAGTACGTCACTTCGCTCGTGTTGATTGTTGCTACCCAGCGGATATTTGTTGACGCTGCGCCTGTGACCTGAATTTTAAGTCCACCGCCGTCTGTGGTCGTATCTGCACTCAGAGCCATGCCCCAAGCTGGTGTGTTGTCCAAAACTGTAGTGGCGCTGTTGACTAACACGGTTGTGCTGGCGGAACCTTCCCTGCGGATTAGACCTTTAATCTCCCATGCTGCACATGCTGTGCCTTGCGAGGATTGCTGACGGGCTACGATGGTGCCTGAGAAAGAGTAAGCAGAGTTGTTGGGGAGGATGATTTGATTAGCGGCAACTATTGACCCTCCGGAATAAAGAGCCTTTGGTGTGGCATCAGAAGTGAAGGTCCTTAGAACCAGAATACCACCTTGCTGCAAAACACCGCTTTGGCTTGCTCCAAAGGCTATCTTTCCACGCTGAACAGCAGAGGTATTTTCTCCTATAGCAAAAGATGCTTGTCCTGTTGCAGAATTATTCAGCCCTCCAATAGTGGCAGCGTATGATCCAGCAGTGTTTCCAAGACCACCAATGGCTGTTCCGTATGCAATATTAGCCTTCGCCTGATACCCAATCGCCACACTGTTAGCGCCAAGAGCCCCGTAGCTTGCTAAGGTGTTGGTTATAGCTGCGGCGAAAGAGTCTACGCCAGATGCGTAGGAGCCGCCAAGGGCCATTGCGCCTGCGCCAGTTGCAGTTCTCGCTGGCTTAGAACCACCAGACCCGTAGCCTATAGCTGTGCTGTAGTCTGAGTTTGCTTGAACATCGGTACCAATGGCGGTTGAATATTGACTATAGGCTTGTGAGTTATAGCCTACAGAAATGGAGTGACTTCCATTAGCATCCGCTGATAAGCCAAGAGCAATTGAGCGAAGGCCGTTAGCATCCGACTGCTCGCCTATTGCAACAGTTTCGTTTGCCGAGGCTGACGCAAACCTCCCGATTACAACAGCATCTTGATTTGAGTTGTCTGTGGCTGACAGGCCGACTACAAAGCTGTTAGCGCCTCCTGCTGACGCATTAGAGCCAATCGCCACAGCATTAGTCCCTGTCGCTGTTGGGGCGGTGGCTGACGATGGATTAGCAATATACAAGTCAGCAGAAGCAGAAGCACCACCACCACCGCCACCGCTTATCGTTGACCAAGATGTAACACCGTTTCCGTCCGTAATTAAACTTTGGCCTGACGTACCATCATTATTTGGAAGCGTTAGAGTGTAACTTGCCCCTGCACTATGTGGCGGTCCTTTAACGGTAATGCCATGCGAGTTGTTTTCGCAAT